GAGCCCTTGCCGGCCCCGGCGGTCGCGGATGTCATGCGCCGCGGCCAGGCCGAACGGCCGCACCTCGACGTTCAGTCCCCGTCCACGTGCCACCTCCGCCGGCCCTTGCGCCGGGTCCACACCCAACGCCGGGAAGTCGGCGAAGTGGCGCAGCAGGTCGCCGTCGTTGCAGCCCACCTCGACCACGCCGCGCTCAGCCTGTTGGCGGTAGAGGCTCAGCATGTCCGCGGCGTAGTCGGCGTGGTAGGCCGACAGCGGCGGCGAGGCCGAAGAGTAGAACGAGTACCCGGTGCCGAACAGGGTCTTACCGTCGAGGACTTCGAGCAGCTGGACGAGTCGGCACTTGGCGCAGACGGCCACCTGCAGCGGGTAGCGCGGCGAGTCCTCGTCCGGGGTGGCGGTGTAGGCGTCGGCCACCGGCGACATGCCGAGGTCAAGGAACTGGTCCAGGTCCGGGCTGCCGCAGGCGGAGCAGGAGGTGCGCTTCACCGAGCACCCCACTTCTCGGCGAACAGGCGCTCCGACTCGACGAACCGGGCCTCGACCTCCGGCGAGATGAACCCGACCGTCGAATGGTGGTGCGTGTCCACGTCCGCCACGACGACGCGCTTCCCCGCCGCCCTAGCCGTCAGACACACGTCGTCCCAACCGGAACGGAAGTCGGTGTACCGCTCGTCGATGCGAAGGTTCTCCACCGCCCACGGCGAGAACGCGATGACCGAACCCTCCAGCATGTCGACGTCCCCGACGCGCTGCCCGAAGTCGATCATTCCGGAGTCGGTCATCTGATGCCCGATCGGCGAACGGTCCCACCACCGAAGCGACGGACCGCCGCCGGCCACGCCGACCAGCGCCACATCGTCATCCATGGCGGCGAGGAACTTCTTCTCCGCCAACGGGTCGAGGATCTCCAGGTCGTCGTGCACCAGGATCACCGCTTCGACATCCTGCCCGCGGTAGGCGTCGAGGATCACGTTGTACGCCTTCGCGATGGACGACTGCCCCGACAGGGCCATCACCGGCTGGCCGTGGGTGCGCACAGCGAGGTTGTGGGCGAACCGGTACCAGTCACCGACACAGCAGCCGTAGGCGATCACCGGCCGAACCACTTCGACTCGAACGCGGCCCGATCCTTCTCCGCCTGCTCCGCCAACACACCCACAGTGGTCGTATTGGCCGCCGCGTTAATGACCAGCGGCCCTGGCACGGCCAACACACCGCCAGCCAACGCGGCCTGCCGGTTGAAATCGTCATCGAAATACCACCAGTGCATCGACTCGTCAGCCCGCAACCCGGCCTCGCCGCGGACCACGAACGCCCACGGACACATCCGCTTATCACGCGGATATGCCACCGAGTCCACGAGCTCCTGCCGGTGCACCGGGACGCTGCCGGTGTGAGCCACGACCGCCGAGTCGTGCGCGCGCAGGGCAGTCGAGCAGACATCGAACCAGCCGGCCGACACCACCGAGTCGTCATTGAACGCCGCCACATCCCACACCTCATGGCCGGACGCCTTCGCGTGCTCGGCCACCAGGTCGAACATGACGTTCCAGAACCGCGACAGATGCGGCGGCTGCTCCGGATCGCGGATGACCTCCACCACCGCCGGCAACGCCGCGGCGGCAAGCTGCCCCCAGTCCACCGGCGGATCGGACGCGTTGTCCAACACCACTATCCGGTCGCACTGCTTACCCAGCGACGCCACCAACGACTGCAGCCGCTCAGGGCGGTTGTGCGTCGGCACGATCGCATACCGCGGCGCCGCACGCTCATCGGCCGGGATCGGCGCCGACGTCTCCGGCGGGGCCTCCAACGCCCGCTGGCGCCAGTAGTCCTCCTCCTGCAGCCAGATGTGTTTCTGGTGCGTCGTCTGCACCCCCGTGTGCACGTACACCGGGATCTCCAGGCGCAGCAGCCGGGCGCAGAACGACATGTCCTCGCCCATCAACTGGCCCGTCGTCGGATTCGTCACCCGCGAATACCATGAGTTCCAGTCCGGCCGGCCGCCGTACTCGTCCCGCATCCGCTCAAACACAGTCCGGTGGATCAGGATGCACGCCGACCCCGTAGCCGAGCACCGGGTCAACGTGTTGCGCGGGTAGTCCCAACGGACCTCGAACCCGCCCTTGCCGTCGACCACATTCCAGTCCATGACCGTCGGCCACGCCACGGGACGCCAGCCGAACACACCGTCGGAGATGTGCTCACGCTGGGCGAAACACAACGCACCGACGACAGGCCGCTCCGTCGCGTCCGCGGCCTCGAGCAGGCGCTCCACCACATCAGCCTCGAAGGCCATGTCAGTGTCCACCCACCACAACCACTGCGAGTCGGTGGCGAGGAAGTCCAGCACAACCTCGTTACGGCCGCCGGCCAGGTCACCGGTGGTGCCGCGGCGGGGCGCGAACCCGCCGGACCACACTCGGCCCGTGTTCTCCGCGTCGTAACCGAGCATGCGGATCAGCGACAGGACGTAGGAGGACTTCATCTCGTCCTCGTACAGGAACCCGACGGTCACCTTGTCCGGCTCCGGCGGCTTGATCTTTCGTCTATTCGACACGCGGGTCACGCCTCCCGCGCCCGCTGCTGTGCGGCGGCGATCTCCGCGTCGTACTCCTTGCCGTGCACGGGGCAGCCCGCTGGCAGCCCACGCACAAACTCGGGCTTGCCCCCAAGCGTGACGTCCTTCAGTTCGCAAGTGCATACCGACTGCTGCTCGGCGAGGTACTGCGCGAACCTAGCGGCGGACCCGCACGTGCATGGGGAGAAGAGCCAGCGGCTGGCCATCATCTTGCAGTCGGGTGCGTGCGGAACGTGGATGATTCTCTCGGTCATTGGAATGTCCTTAAAGGATGGTGTTGGATGGTTGAACCTCCGGCCGGCCGACCATCCAAAGCGGCCGGCCGGAGGGGATCAGATCAGGAACGGCGGACGCTGCGCTTTTCGCCCGGATTCGCGGTGGCCTCTTCGACCTCGTTCAGCTCGCCGTCATGCCCGGGCGGCGCCTCGGTATACACCAGGCCGTAGCGGGGATCCGTGGTGAACAGATCCGGCCGCATCTTCACGACCTGATCCGTGGCCGGCCAATGCTGGCCCTTACGCACATTCGCGGTCTGGCCAGACTTCAACGGCACATGCCCGTTGCTGCGCGCGTAGACGACATCCATGGATGGTTGGCCTTTCAGGGAATGCGAAAGCCCCGGACGGGGGGTGTCCGGGGCTTTCGGCGGGGGAAGGGGACTAGACGTCGAACCCGAGCGCGGCCAGCTCGGCGTCAACCTTGGCGACGATGTCATCGCCGCCGGTGCCGCGGTCCCACATCAGCTTCTGCACATACGGATCAGCTGACGCGGCCGCATCAGCCAGACCCGTCTTGGCCTTCGCCGTCTTCTTCGGCTCCGGCTCCGGCTCCGGCTCCGCGTCGGCGAGACGTTCAATCAGCTCATCTTTGCTGCCAGAAACGGGCAGGCCCGCCTCGCGCAACTCATCTTGCAACTCAGCCTTCGTCGGCTCCGGCTGTTCGGCCATGGGGTTGTCCGCGCTTGAGAGAGGCATGACGCTCCTTCAGGTGATGCTCGACCAGATCGAGATAATGGTCTAGTACCCAATCGACAAGGTCTTCAGGCCGCTGACCGGAAGGTTGAGGCTTCACCCAGAGCTCTAGGTTCTCGGGACGGTTGTCGGCGCGCTGGCCGTTTTTGTGGTGGACGTTCTCGAACGGCTCCAGCGGGCGGCCGAGTATGTGCTCCATGACGACTCGATGCACGAGCAGAGTCTCGTCGAGAACCTTGAGAACGAGATAGCCGTTGTTGGTCTTGTTGTCTACTCGGTCCCCGGCAAGGATCTTCGCTACTGCGGCCTCACGGAAGTGCGGTCGACATAGGTCGCTACCGCGGACCGCCACTTGGCCGCACTCGCACCGTCGGCCCTCGACGTCGCCAAACTGGCGAAGCCGCTGCCTGTGCGTCTGACACAGATCGTCACGGCCGTTGGCGGCATTAGCGCATGCACTCACTCCGCAAGTCCGCGGTGGCTTACGACGAAGCTCAGCCTCGCCAGCCGCGCCGGTCTTGTTCCAGCGGTAGTAATGAGCGGAGCAATACCCGCGTGTACGGGCATAGCCAGAGCAGCCCTCCACTGAGCACGTCAAGCCACCGGCGCGCTCGACCAAATAGTGCTCGTTGCAGAGCCCTCGGGCCTTGACCTTCCGGGTGCAAAGAGGGTCAGAGCATGTGCCAAGGGTCAGATTCCGTCGCCTCTGGTAGTGACTGTCACAGAGGCCTGTTTTCTTGGCGGCTTTGTCGCAGCCGTCGACGGAGCAGGTACTAGCGTGTGCCATGTCGGGCACCTCTCGCATAGGTGTTCCGGCAGATGCCGGGGAGTTCGCGCTCCCCGGCATCCCTCGTTGTAGTGTGGTTAGCTTAGTAGAATCACGCCGTGTTTACAAGGAGGCGGAAGGCGGCTGTATTGATCACGCCGCCTCCGATGCGTGCATAGGCGAACCACCCTCTTTGTCCCATAGGCAAGTTATTGCCCGTTGAGAAAAGGTGTGGGACGAGTTCCACCGACATGCCCGTTCTGCGCGCTATCAGGTAATTTTGGAAATCGCCTACCACGACGAGTCCACTATTTGCCGCGGTGCTCGTGGTGGTGTCTGGCATGTACGGCGACTCATAGGCCGTCTTGCCGAAGAACTGGTCAGCCCACTCTGCGGGCAGGTTCTCGGTGTACGCGTGGAACACGTTCGCTGTACCCAGCTGTCGGAGCTTATTGTTAACGTCTACCGACATGAGCCACGACGCCTTGCGGCGGAACCGCTGAGGCAAACTCTTCCAGACCTTGTATGGGTCATCTGCCGAGAAGTTGACGCCGGATGTGGTGACCGTGACCCGGTTGCCGGCCGTGGCGGACAGGATCGTCAGCACGCCCTGGGGTTCGCCGGTGCCGGAGCCGCGGGTGAACTTGTCGATGAGCAGTTCGTCGTAGCCTTCGGCGAGCAGCGTCGACATCTCGGAGGCGAAGGACGGGTAGTCCTCGCCGATCTCGATCGAGTAGGGGATGAAGCCCCGGGCCATGACGACGGTCACGGTGGGCTGTGCGATGGTCGGCGCGTCGTCGGAAACCTCGGTGTTCTCGGCGTCGAAGGACCAGGTGACACCTGCGCTCGATACGCCTTTCCACGCGTTGGTGTTGACGTCGGTCTGCTTGGCGATCTGCAGGAACGGGTTGCCGCTGCCCTGCGCCGTCATGATGATCGACGGGTCGATGAACACGGGCACGCCGAAGCCACCGGCGGCGCTGGTCAGTGACGCGACCCGGTACTCGTCGTAGGCCCGCATCGCGTTGCGTTCGTCTTCGTCGAGGTGCATGGCGGCGTTGGGTGAGGTGACGGCCTTGAGCCATGCGCTGCGGTAGGCGTCGTTTTCGGTGACGAGGATGCGCCGGGCGACGTCGGTGTTGCGGCGGATCGTGGTCTCGAGTTGGTCCTTCTCCTCGGAGCGCAGATGCGCCGCGGATGAGCGGTCGTCCAGGGTGCGCAGGGCGAGGTTCCGGGCTTCGGGGATGGACATGCGCGCGACGCCGTTGCTGGCGTCGAGGCCGCTGGACAGGTTGGCGTAGACCCGCTTGACCGCCTCGGGGCGGCGGGAGAACACCTCGGACAGGTTGCGGTGCTCAGAGATCCGCTTCTCTGCCGCGTCGAGCACCTTGAGGCCGTAGCGGAACGCCTGATCCTCAACGGGGGTGAGGTCACGTAGTTCGCCGGTCTCTTCCTGGTGCAGGGCACGCAGGTGCGCCTTCATGACCTCGACCAACTGGTGCAGCTGCTCTGGGCTCTTGCCCCGGACCTCGTCCGGGGTGTCCTTGTCGCCAAGGGTGTCGGGGTCCTTGCCCCGCATCTCCTCGAGGATTTCGTCAATGTTCACTGTGGGTTCCTTCTGTGCGGGAGGACGAACGGGTCTCGCAGGTCCCGCATGAGGCGGATCCGTGCGAGTTGTGCTGGGGTCGGTGCTTCGCCCTCCCTGGGCTCTGCATCGTTGTCACCGCCGCCGGCGCTCCACGCGTCTGGCTGCCCGGTGAGGTCTGTGGCGAGGCCGGCCTGCAGGCGCAGCTCTCGGATTTCGTCCTCGTCCAAGGTGGCGAGGATGGAGCGGACGGCGACCGTGGTGTCGCGGTAGGCGGGGAACACGACCGGGCCGGCTTCGGGCACGTCGGCGTCGTGGACCTGGCGCAGGTCCATGCCACCGCCGTAGCGGCGTTCCCACTTGTCGCCGTCCTTGACGACCTTGAACCGGAATGACATGCCCTTGATGGCGCCGCCGGAGATGGCCTGGCGGACGGGTTCGACGACGGGGTTGTCGAACAGTTCGCCGCGGACGTGGTAGCCCTTGCCGTCGCGGTCGAAGTCGCTGTAGACGCCGATGGGTACGGTGCCGACGCGAGGGTCTTTGCCGTGGTCGAACTGCATGACGGGGAACCCGTTTTCACGCAGCGACCGGTCGGCGAAGCCGGGCATGATGAGCTCTTCGAAGTCGCCATTGCGGTCGGGGATGCGGGTGCGGGTGTTGAACACGGCGACGGTGCCTTCGAGGCGTCGGCCGTTGCCGCCGGCTGAGCGGAGTTCGAAGTCGTAGGAGCGGGTGAAGAACTCGGGCACGTCGCGGCGGTAGTCGTCCAGGACATGCGTCATCGACCCACCTACCTTTCGGTACGTGGGCTAATGCAGCCCTAGATCAGTCGATCGGCCGGTTCGGGGCCGGAGTCGCCGGGGTGACGTCGTGGGCGACGGGGCGGGGTGCTCGTTTGCGGGTGAGGTACGCGCGCAACGTTATGGGCTCGGCGTTGGGATCGGCGGCTTCGAAGCGCGCCAGGTCTTCCGGGTTGGTCAGGTCGAACCAGCCGTCGTCCATGGGCGTCACGATACCCTCGGTGACCCGGGCGCGAACAGGTTGCGGGTGCCGCGGGCGTACCCGGCCAGGGCTTGGATGCGTTCGCGGGTGAACCACCACCAGTCGACGCGGCCAAGGTGCGCGAAGGCGGGCTTGAGCCCGTCCAGGCGCTCGAGCAGGAACTCGGTGTCGGCC